ACAAGATTAGCATTAAAATATGTAGAAAATGTCTGCACTTTTGTTTGCTTCATAGTGCCACCGTCATTGGTTACAATACCATCATCATCAGCAATAGCATCTGTTCCCACAGTTGTACTGCCATCTGTGCTATCATTAATCTCTGTTGCTGTGGAGGCTACTTTTGTTCCACCAAAAGCAAAGCCGTCAAGAAGGTCTGTAACTTTAGCTCCAGACCCTGCTCCGTCTGCAAATATTAATCCTTTTGATCCATTTGGTATTGAAACAGTGCCACCTGTTCCATCACCTTGTTGAAAAGTTGCAGTTTGACCAGAGTTATTATGCACAAAATACATTTTATCTTGATCGTTAGGATCTATAGTAATTGTATTTGTACCAGATGGCGATCCACCTAAAACTAAAACTTTGTTACCACCTTCTGATAATGTACCATCGCTAGTTGTTAGAGTATGAGCTGTTCCTGATAATGATATAGCTCCTACACCATTTATGGCTCTGTCTAGTATATCTAGGTTGTTGTTGGTAGTTGTACCCCATGTGCCAGCTTGTTCACCAGCACCTATCTTTTCTATACCTAAGTTAGTTGTATATGTACTTGCCATGCTTTACCTCACTATTTCTGTGTATGTCTCTGTGCCACTAGGTGTAATCTCTGTATACGTTTCTACTCCAGTTGGACTTATTTCTGTATATGTTGGTGCTCCTGCTGCTGCTGGTGTTTTACCTTTATTCATTTCTACAAACAGTATATCTCCAGATGCTGTTTTTGTAAAATTTAAATCTTGTGAAGATATACCTGTGAGTGTAGCACTACCATCTGTTGTTTGTGTAAAAGCACTACTCATGATTATATCAGTAAAGTTGACTATCTTTATATCTTCAGTGGTTTGTGTAAAACTAGAGATAACTTCTGCATTTACACTACCAGTAATAAATATACCAGCAGTCGTTTGTGTAAAGTTACCACTTAAAGATGATACGCCTACAAGTGTTCCAGATCCTATACTAGAGCTTGAAGCAAGAGCGTTCATCTCTGCTGTTGCTACTTGTAATACGCCACCTACATCAGCGATTGCGGCTTCGGCTATGGCAGCATGTCCAAGCATTACTTCACCTCATCAGGAAAATCATAAATAGGCGCTTTGCCCGTTGGCTTATTATCACTGTCTACAGGCACATCAAACAATTTCATAAACTCTGATAACTTAGTACAGTTATTTATTTTAGTTTCTATAGTTGCAGTTGCAGTTCTTACATCTGCTCTATACTTGGAAATATCACTTGGAATAGCTGTATCTGTTTCCGATTTTCGGGTCACATACCAATCAGAAAAAGCAAGTAAATTATTAGCTGTTTCTTTAGTTTGTTTAATCCAACTTGACTTTAACCCTGGTGTAACTAGTTGTTTTCCTGTCTCAGGATCTATAACCGCTTTTCCATCTTTATCTACTTCATTTGTATCTTCTAGTTTTTTTTCAATACCTTTTGCAAAGTAAAATCTGCTATCAAACCTTGTATCAACATCATCTTCCCATGTTAGACCAAACCCTTTTTTGTCCTCTTCAGACCATATCATCCAATTACTGGGATGCTTGATACCGTCTTTGTCTGTCCAGCTTCTACCTTCTTTTATGTTAACACCATTGTGTTTCCAAACCATTATTTTCTCCTATCTCGCATTAGCATATTTAAAAGGTGCTTCGGCAAATGCCATGTATATGTATGCGCCACCAGAAGCATTATTTCTTGCATTAGAATTTCTTACTTTAAAACCATTGCTCATAAAATCAACATCTTGGTCGTTTGATGTATCTTCAGCATCACTTGTATTAGCAAGTACAAATTTATGTACTGGATTGTTAGCATTCCTTTTGTTATCTAACATTAACCAATGATTAGTAGAATCTTCTCTTTTAAACATAATCCAAGCAGGTCTAAATCCAGTATATACATAAGCACCATCTGCATTGCCATTTCCAGTATAACTACCAAACTTTGAGTAGCCCTCTATCTCTGCAAAACAATATGCTACGTATGTAGCTGACGCATTGTTTACTGAGTAACCAGACCCCCCAAGACTGAATACAGATGATGTTGGTGCAGTATCATTCCAAACCTGAATATCAAAAAAAGCATCAGTAAGATTTAATAATAGATATCCATCTTCAGGTGAAGAATCTTGTTCATGATGATAAATAGCCCAAGGAGTAGTTAAACTTCTTGATTTAACAAAATACCATTTAGGAACTGCACCTAATCCATGACCTACTGTTGCACCAAAAGAACCATTACCAGTATATGTTACAATACTAAACCCTGCTGTTGTGTTTGCTTGTACTGTGCTTGTTATAGTGCCATCTGAATTGCTTGAGGTTGTTCCACCATTTGCTTTCCAGTTCCAAGCTACATATGTACTACTATTTCTATTAACTCCTGCATCACTTCCAATCGTAAAACCATCGCTATCTGCTTGTGTAACTGTATTTGCTTCTACTGATGCTCCATCGGTTAAATTAGAAAAAAGTCTTTCTGTATAACCTCTATTACTGTCCACTAAGTAATTATAATCTGCATTACTTCTCCCTTTAATCCAAGTCCAATCTGGTTGAAATCCAACACCTGTTATACCATGACCTGTACCACCATTACCAGTATAAAGAACTGTGTTAAAGTGGTTATCTGCTTGTGTAGGAGAATCAGGACCTATGTTTGGTTCAGCCATATTACTGGCGCAAATAGCCAAGCAATTAGTTGGTACAGCGAACATGAAGTCACCAATGCCATTTGCGTCTTGATTGCCACCACTTGTTTCAGTACCATTAAAGCTACCATCCTGTCCAAAGTTTGCAGAGTATGATGAAGAATAACCAAGATATGGTAACCAATCACCTTCAGTTAAATCTATAGTTGCTATTGGATTTGCACCAGTTGAAGGGTTTCCAGTATTGCCATCTTCATTATTTAGATAAGTTCCATTTCTGTGTACAAAGAATTTACCATCAGATAATATTGCTATCCCTGCTACATCTCCATTACTAAAAGCAGTATTTGCAGTTAAATCTTCATCATTAGTAGCATCTGTTTCAGTACCAAAGTACCCTCTTGGAGAACTTGAAAGCATACCTTTGATTGGGAAAGTATAACCACCTGAGTTTGTATGAGGATTTTTATTATTTATGCCATTATCTCCAACAACACCAAAATATGTTCTAGCACTATCTATGCTATCAAATCTTAGTTCAAAATAAACACCACCTTGAGATGCTATTTGATTGATAGCCATACTACCAAAAACATTTGTAGCATTACCTCCTGATGTAAATTTTAAAGCACCCTTAGTAAAAGTGCCTACATAAGATTGCCCGTATCTTCTTGCTACAGGATTCAAGGTACAAAAGTTATTTTCTGGGCTGTCTGGAATATTGCAATCAGTTGTAGCTATCCCATTAGATGTAAAATGATTATCGTTGCCACTTGTATCAGCCCCTATCGTACTAGATGAACCACTGCCAACACTTGTGTTTTTAAACTCTAATCTAAAGCCATTAGTTCCATATGAGCCAGTATATTCTTTAGGAATCCATACACCATTTTTAGTTTCGCCAAATGATGTTGGTGTTAACTGTGAACCATCAATAAAATTATATTCAGCTAGATAACCATCTAAGTTAGCAACTCCTGCATTACGACCTATATAATGTTCAGCAGTTGAATTTATATTTGTGTCAGCATCTTGTGAATAATAATTTGTAGCAGCATAACTTTGTTCTTCACCATTTACATATACTTTTAATCTATTTGATGATGTTGATTGAGTTGTGTCTACTGCAAAAACCATATGATACCAAGCAGAAAGATCACGATATTTTCCATTTGTTTCAAGTGCAGGATAACTTGTTTGGTTATCAACTATTCTTATTCTGTTATCAGATGCACTAAATGCTAAAAGTGAATAAGTTGCACTGCTGCCAGTTCTTGCTACAAAAAAACCACTATTAAGTGTGGCTTTACTTGGTTTAAACCAAAAACTTGCAGTAAATGTTTTTCTGTTACTTGCACTAGATGGTGTTCTAGTTAAATAAGCAGTGCTACCAATATCAAATCGCAATGACTGTGTGGCAATCCCATTATAAAATTCAGTGTCTTGAAATGCTTGTGCTGAACCTTTTAAATTACCAAGAAGTGCCATTAACTAAACGCTTTCTGTACCTTACCTAATAATATGTTACTAGCTGATTGCACCACATAAGGTATCATATCTACTGCATTAGCCTCTGTGCTAAGGGTTATACCTGCACCGCCTGCTGTTTCATAATCTGTGCCTAATGATAATGTTCTACTGCCTGTGCCATCTTGTATACAGATAATAAATCCTGATTGCCCTATCACTTCTGTTGTTGGGTTAGCAAATGTTACATTACCTGTGAATGTCAAGATAAAGTTTTGGAACTGACTAAAATCAAGTGTAACACTACCCGTGTTGCTTGTGTCTGTGGATGTATCTGCTCCACCTGCTAATAATGCTAAATCTGCTGCTTTGCTCATTTGCTCTCCAATGCTGTAATTCTAGCTTCTATATCTTCAGGTATAAACTGTCTATACCCATATTCAACTGCAACTAAAACTGCTTTACTATTCTTAAATGTTATAGCTTCTCTTGCTATACCTATTGTTGCACAAATGGATGTAGCTTTCATACCCTCGCCACTTGTTGATGATGTACAAATATAATCACCTACTGCAATGTTTCCATTTTCATTGTTACAAAGTATGTGTCCATCACCTAAAACGTGTACTAAATGTTTATTAGTTTCAACTGTATTTTCATCTAATGATGAGCCATTCATTGAGCTACTGTATGCACCTATTACAGCTTTTGATTTTGCACTTGATGATTTTTGCACATTATACAAAATACCTCTTTCACTATCAGCGCCATCTTTTTGTGTATAAGATATACTTATAACCTCAAGTAAAGTTCCATAAGGATAAGCATTAGCTGTGCTATTTTTATCATTATCTGAATTAGGAACGATACAAGGGTGAGAAGCAGTAAAAGGATTATAACTAACAGTGCCACCACTAAATGTAATACTTCCTACAGAGTTACCATCACCATCTTGAAAACCTAGCAGATAATTTGTTCCTGAACCTGCATCAGAACCAGTCTGTATAGCAATACCATATCTATTACTATTATCACCATCATGTGCTACTTTAAACGCATAACCAGAAGCATTATCTGCTGATATTCTTGTAAAACCATTACCTTGAACATAAAATCTAGTATATGCAGCATCAAGTGTTGTTAAATTTAACATTTGGTCGGTTGTAGAAGCTGCTTGTATTTTAAGACCATAGCTTTGACCACTTGTACTTTCAGGGTTTTTTATAAATGCAGCAAATAAATCTGCACCACTAACTCCAGTGCCATCTGATGATGTTTCAATGTGTAGAGGGTGTGATGGTGAATCAGTGCCAATTCCTATTCTATTTGTTCCTGCATTTACAACTAACATATTAGCTGAATCATTTGATTCAACACGAAAGTCTACGTCTGCACTATCTTCGTTAAATACTGCACCACCTTTAGCTGACAAAGCACCAGTTAATGTAGTAGCACCTGTAACCCCAAGTGTACCTGCTGTCGCAACATTTCCATCAAACGTACCACCATCTGCTTTGCTTACAGTATCTGATACACTAAAGACATCAAAAACTGTTATTTGTACTGAATCACTTACGGTAGCACCTGTATCTAACACAACACTTGTTCCTGTAGTAGCAGTATAATCTGATGGCAAAAGCAAGACACCATTTTGGAAAACGTCTATAAAGTTACTGTCTGAATAAGAAAGTGTTTGGCTATTATTATCGCTACCACTGAAGCTAGTTTGTCCTGCTGTGGCAGTGTAACTAAACACCTTTCTGACGCCTCCTGTTGGACTGACTCCTATGTATGGCATAAATCTTCTCCTAACATACTAAGTAACCATAAAAAATTGAATCTGCACTTATATCATCTTGTGCAGAACCATTTGTCCAATTCCAAGTGATGTAAGCTGTGTCACTAGCATCTAAGTCTGCTAAAATTGATGCTGAAATATGATAATAGGTTGCATCGTTTGCTAAAGCATTTCCCGCAGTTATAAAGCCTGAATAAGTTTTATTTGAAGTAATAATGTAAGGTCTAAAAAAACTATGTGCATTATCTAAACCATCAACCCTTAACTCAACACCTAACATATATCTTCCTGTTACTGGTGCAGTAAAAGTAGATGTTCCATCAAAATCTAGATTATTATCAAATCTTTCTGAATCAAAGGCTATTGTTGTTCCATTTGCAACATTATTTTGATTACCAGATTTTGTCGCATGAAAAGCAGGTTGTGATGACATAGTTATTTCGTTGTTAGCAGAAATACTTAGACCACTTATGCCTTCACCTTGTACTTTTGTTAATGCCATTCGTTACTCCTAGCCAATCTTGTTAGCATCATCTCTTTGTTTGCGTGTCTTATAGTCACTTCTTGCAGTTACAAGTGCAACAAAGTCTGCTTGGTT